TCTCCTAAAACACCTGCGGGTAAATTTAATGTGATAGCTCCACTTGTAGTATTTACAAAATATCCTGCTCCAGCTGCTCCAGTAATTGGAGAACTTGTTTGAACTGCAGCCCAAGAAGTACCACCAGATACTTCAGCAAAAGATAATTGACCAACTGCTGTTGTACCCGAACCTGTAATACTAGCTACTTTTAAAAATCTATCTGCTGTGACATTTCCTGTTGGAAATTTAAGCTCATATGACTGCGAACTTGAATGTGGAGGTGAAGTAAGTTTAATCCCATGGCTGTTGTTTTCACAGTTGAGCTGAATTGAACCTGGATTATCAGCACCCATTGCTTCGATAATACCAGTTCCTTTTGGTCTTAAACGTAAGTTTAAGTTTGAATCATCTCCAACCGCACCAATCTGTGCACCAGCTCCTGTTGCAGCATTTGTAATATCGATATGGTTTACTGCAGAACTAGTTGTTTCAAAAATTAATTGTTCGTTTCCATTTTCATCTCTAACACCGTGAGCATCGTCAAAGTCTATCATGAAAGAGTTGGTATCTAAGTTACCACCTAATTGTGGTGTAGTATCATCAACTAAATCACTAGCTAATGATATTGTAGAAATATTTGGATTAGTACTATCATCTGCTTTTGCGTATGCAATTACAGTTTTACCATTTGCAACTGTAGCAGAAGTTCCTGTACCAGTTGCGTATTTAAATACAACGTTTTGTGATCCAGAAGTTGCGTTCTTTAAAAAATAAAAGTTTTGAACATCTAAAGGTATTGTAACATTTCTTGATGCTGTA